AGAAGCGCTCCCGCTGCGTCAGCTTCAGCTCTCGGTCGATCTTCACCTGCACGACCTTGAGCGTGTTCTTGACCTCTTCGAGATTGTTGATGACCCATTGGATAAAGATTGCACCTGCATGCCCGTAGTTTTCGAGCAGTTGGTGGTCGAACATCTCCTTTGCGATGTCGGTCGGGATCGCATCGTTATACCCTATCTTATACTCTATTAGGCGCATCATTTCGCCGTCCGGGTTATTCTTGATGAGGTTCAGCTTTTCGTAGAACGAGGAGTTGGATGAGCACAGGCTGATCGTCTGCCACGTCGTGTTGTTCATGCGCAGCTCGTTGGTCGAGGCTTTCATGCGGTTCTTCCCACGTCCTTGGCTCATATTGTAGGACATCTCAGAAAGCCCCGTGGGGGTCATGTTGGTGATCTCGTCCACGCAGAATGGCAGGTTGTTGTGGATGCCCAGCTGCATGGTCTTTGCGTTGGCAGTATCCCCCTTGATCGCACATAGGTCACGAGGGTGGCCCCACACGCTGTTGCACATGTGCAGGATGGTCGTCTTACCTGTACCAGAGCTAGGGTGGATGACGTTAAGGATCGCCCCTGACTGCCCCGTAAACTTGAAGAGCGGTGCACCAAAGGCAGTCAGCGCTGCGAACGCATGTGGCTCCAACCCCGGACGCCCATATAGATTGAACACTTCCTGCCACTTGTCGTACGAACCTGCAGGGTGCATGCGGTCCGCAAGCTCCTTGGTTGCCGAGGATGGAGGGCTGTGGAATATACCGTCGTGACTGATCTCGCGGTCACCGATAATAAATTTGCTGTCGTTGTCTGCCCATCCGAACTGCATACGCATAAGTTCTGCCTTTCTTTTATATTGGATCGCCTTGAGTGACATGGTCACGAACAAGATGATGCTTTTGAACTGTTTCTCGGTCGCAGCTACGCCCTTACTCGCAAGCACTTTGCGTAGCTCCGCCGCATCCCCGACCGCCTGTTTCTGCGTGATGATAAACTCACGCACCCCTTCCTTCGGCAGATGCAACCGCATGACTAGGACATCGCCATCTTTAGGGTCAGTCATCGTCTTCACGAGATATAGGTCGTGCTCGTAGACTAGAGTAGGTAGCTCCTCATCTTTTTCAGGCTTGATGTAGATGCCGCCCTTCTTGCCCCGTGTGAATGGGAAGGGATACTCGGGTATGCGGTAGTCCTGCGGCACGTCAGCTTCACCAGCCTCAGGCACGACATAGTTGCCATCCTCTGTCTCGGCTTCCGCTACTTCCCTGCCCAACACTATGGGGTTCTTAATCTTACCCAAGTAGGGGCAGCCATAACACCCCCCGGGATTGTTGCGCTCGAAGGTGGCGCAGTTATGTGGCCCCGAGATATGCTTGGTCTTCTCCAGTGCCTTGACAGGGTCATAGTCCGGATGCCCGTGCGACATCTTCTGGATCGCTGTGTCACGATCCACGCAGAACTTAGCCACTGACAAGGCGTCAAACCAACGCACTTCGGATAGCTCGGCGCGCTCCTCATAGCTTGACACCAGCTGCTGGCAGCCGTCGCCCTTGATGCTACGCTTCATTATCTTGGAGAACCTCGACACGCTGTTGTCCTGCAGCTTCTCGCTGAGATTGCTGCGAGGGCGCTCGGGCACCTCCATTGCCTTCGACTCCTTAACCCCGAGGAGCTTGCGGAACTCATCGAAATCAATCGGGTCGGCGGTGGTTATAATCGACACCGGATTAGGCGGGTCGTCCTTAAAATTAAGGGTGCCGGGAATACGCAGAACGCGCGCAACTTCAAAGACAGCAGGGTCGACGATAAGCCCGTGGGTGACGCATAGGTCACGCAGTCGAGCAGCTGTAGGCTCCCATTCCTCCCGTGTGACATCGCGGGTTAGCGGCCAGTATGCGTGTATACCGCGCCCTGAGTTAACGAGGATGGGCTTGGGAAGCCCGACAGTCGTGCAGAACTGGCGAAGTGCCAGCAGTCCGGTGGCTTGGTCTATATATCCTTCCGGACGTCCCGTCTTGGGGTTGGGTATGGCCTTCTTCGGTCCGCAGTCGATGTCCAGCCAGAAGGCCCTCAGTGCTTTCACATTGGATTTCTGTCGGCTGGAATCGTCGGTGTATTTGGCTACGCCGAAGAACACATTCCACTTACCGCGCACCAAACGCGCGGCGATTGTGCTTACCTCTTCCCGTGTCTCTACTAGGTGTTGTTGTCGTTTTAAGTCTGCTCCGGCCCCCTTGATACCTATTATTGCGAACCACCCATCAGGCGGCTGCACAATGCTCAAGAGGTCTATGTCTTTCATGGGCACCAGTCATCAGGGGCGAAACCCCCTGTATATGCGTTAATATAAACAGCATTAAGCCGCGAGGTCAGCGATGTAGGCTTCGAGTAGCGGTGCAACATTCGGCCTCGGGGAGCTATCCCCACAGAACCAGTTGTACACCGTCACCCGAGTGACCTTGAACCGCCTAGCAACCTCAGTGACAGGGATGTCGTGCTCTATGCACAGACGCCCGAGCTGCACACCAAGTTTGCTAGGATCGGCCTCACGATTAAGCCGGACCAACCTTAGGCTGTATCCATAACTCATGACTTAGTCCCATTCGTCAAGGAGAGTAGCAAGGTCGGTGTCTTCGGCGGGGACCTCAACCGGCGCGCTCTTCTTCGCGCGCTTCGCAGGTGCAGCGACTTCCTCTTCTGCTTCTTCCGGCTCGTCAAACACAGACTGCTTAGGTGCCTCGATAGCCTTGGCAGGCTTAGCCGTCACACCGTCCATTTCGGCAGCAGTGAGCTTGATGTAGCGCTGGGTATCGGGGTCAGCAAAGGCGTTGTCGACGAGGTCTGCTTCTTCCTGCGTCAGGTGACGCACGGCCTTGAACTTCAGCGTCAGCGTGTCTGCCTCGGTATCGTACATAACCTTGGTCACGACAGTGTCCGGCGCTTCGCCGTTAGCCTTAAGGTAGTTGCAGTAGCTCTCGAAAGGATGCGTGTTACCGACGCCCTTACCGAACAGCGACTTGGCTGCGAGGCTCATCTGATACACGTCACCGGTCGGGTCACCCTCGGCCAGCACAGCGATGCGGCGCTTGAAGCGGCAAGCCTTACCACGGCCCTTGTTGCCTGAACCATCGACGTTCATCGGGCACGACGCGCAACTGGCTGCTTGCCTATTGGAAGCCTTGGGGTCGGGAGTGCGACCATCGGCAGACCAGCAGTCAGGCAGCGTAGCTTTACCCTCAGGGTCGTACTCAGAGGCATAATATTCGCGCGACACATCCTTCAGCATGTCCACGACAATGACGTTGATCTCATGGGGCACCGCACGACCGATCTGCTCACCGCCCACGATGCGCTTGAACGTACCGTTGGTGTTAGTGGCGATACGGCGCAAGCCGCCGCCCGAACTGATCTTGTCCGCAAGACGCGACTCGCGCTTCACGGTTGGAAGGTTGCTGCTCTCTTCAAAAATGGTGATGTTGCTCATAATTTCTCTCACTTGTTCATCGGTTTACGCACGGTGATGGCGTATTTGCGGTCCGCCTGTAACCCAGCAGGGTGCAGGTTGGGGTTTTCTTCAAGGAACTGCTTCATATTCCCGTTGTGGATACGCTGCTCTAGCAAGAACGGCGCATCGTGCTCCTTGATGAACTTGTACATATGCTCCCAGTCAGTGGTCCAGTAGCGCGACTTGATGCGGCGCGTCACCGTACCCTCGGGGGTGCGAAGGCTGTCCATGTTCTGATCGTTGCAAATCTTAAGGAGTTTGTCACTAACAAGCTCCAGCTTATCCTTGAGCACCGCGATCTCTTTGGCATGCTCTGTTTCTTTCTCGTCTATCGCGGCACGTATGCGACGGTAGACCGCCACCAGCTTGTCAGCTGGGATTACTTCATCTCCCATAGTTTGCTCCTTATGGTTGGGTTAGTAGGTTTATTACTTACATTATACAGTGTCAAGGGGTATTTAGCAGGTCCCTGTACAGGTCGATGATGCGCTCATGGTTGTTAATGTTGCTGCGCAGCAACGAGTATAGCCTGCCCTCGACCTCGCTCCCCTTGATGTGCACGATGGTCATGGCGTTCTTCTGGCCGGGACGGTTGATACGGGCATTTGCCTGTAGGTAGGTCTCCACCGATGGGACTGGCGCATACCATATGATTGTATCTGCTGCCGTAAGTGTAAGCCCATGGCTAGCTGCCTGTGGCTGGATGATGAGCACATGGGGGTCTTTGTCCGTCTGGAACTTGTCGACAAGCTCACTGCGTTTATTGACCGACACCTTGCCGTTGATGACGCCGCAAGTGATGCCCTCTTTCTCTAGCTTGGTACGCAGAAGCTCGATGGTATGGGTGAATGGCACGAAGACCAGCACCTTGTTGCTGGCTTCCGCGATGACTTCCAGCACCGTGTTGAGGCGGTTGGACACATCGAACTCTATGACTTCCCCAGTATCCGAATAGGCCGCACCTCCGCTGATCTGCAGGAGCTTGTTGATCTTTACCGCTGCGTTGACTGCGCTGATCTCCTCCCCGTCAGCTTCGACAAGCAGCTCACTGGTCAGCTGCTTATAATATTTTGCTTGCTGCGGGGTGAGCGGCGCTTCGCGGTCCATGTAGGTGACCTCTGGCAGGTCGAGGCAGTCCTTCTTTTCGAACCGGATCGCTGGCTGTAGGATGTTGTGCACATATTCCGGTGCAGTTGGCTTGGGCATCCACTTGAACTTCGTCAGCTGGTACATGGTGTCAGCACGGAAGTAGCTGTAATATTTGGGTGACTTGTCTGGGTTCACCAGCTTGGCGAGACCGAACGCATCCAGAGGTGATTGGGCTGCTGGCGTACCAGTAAGCATCCATAGCCGAGGATCATTCGTCTTGACCAACTCATTGAGCACCTTCCAGCGGTTGGTCTGTGGGTTCTTGTAGGCGTTAGCCTCATCCACCACGATCAGGTCGAAACCACCACTGATGATCTGCTCTTTGATAACCGATAGGCCGTCGAAATTGATGACGACGAACTCGGCTCCGCTGTTGACGACAGCAGCACGCTGCGTAGCCGTACCATGTGCCACGCCGCATGAGCGGTGCATGGCGAACTTGAACAGGTCTTGCTGCCACGCCGACTTCATGATCGACAGGGGGCACAGCACCAGCACTCGCTTCACCAGCCCTTGCTTCATGAGATAGTCAGCTGCCCAGATGACGGATGCCGTCTTGCCTGTA